GTTTTTATTTCCAAAGCAGAATGAATTTGCACACCTTTGGATTAAACACGCGAAAGAAGAAAAGGAACACATTGAAGTTCCTGAAAAGTTAATGAAGGAAGTCTGTAATTTCTCTAAAGTAAAACAAGCAAAGATGTTTTTAATTGCTGGATATGAACTTGGTAGAATTACAGTTAAGAATTACAAACTACTACAAACAAAGTCTAATTAAGGTAAAGAAATGCAAGACGCAAATCAATTTATTACTACTCTCTTGAGTTCTGTCACAATCGCCCATGTCTTGCATTTTAAGACACGTTCTTACGCACAGCACATGGCTCTTGGTAGCTTTTATTCTGAGCTAGAAAATCTTACAGATGGGTTGTTTGAAGAGTATTTAGGTTGTACAGAAAATGCAATCTCTAAACCTTTCCCATCTGTTAGTATTTCTTTTAATCAAGAGCCATTGAGTTTCTTGAAAGATCTACACTTGTATGTGAAAGAAAATCGTTCAGCAATGGGTGAAGAAAGTAATATTCAAAACACCGTAGACAGTATCCTAAGCTGCATTTGCACGTGTATTTACAAAGTAGAAAATCTCAGTTAACACGAATTACAGCATACATAATACACTGTAATGGTAGGATAACTTGACAATCTTTTGTTTATACCATATAATGATAATGTAGGCTGTAATAAAAATAAAGGGTTATTATGCAAAGCATAAACACAAAGACATTTAAACCCTCAGAAGCCATTTGTAGAAATTCAAGCATCGGTAAAGCTCTTTACCAGAAAATCCAAAATAAACGCACTCATTACAGTAGTATTTTCAAATCAGCAGATCTACTAAAAGACGCTGATTTACTTACTTCTGGAGAAGAACTCTCGCTGCAAGATATTAAAGGTTTGTACTTTAAACTTCAGACGCTAGAGAAGAGTTTCAAATCTAAAGAAAAAGCTCCTGATGGTCATCCAACTGAAGCATCGTTGCAATACATGATGTGTGGTGCATCTGCTGGATTAGCTTGGTGTAAGAAGATTCTAAAAGCTGAAGGTATTCTGAAGTTATACACAAAAGATATTACAGATGAAGAAATTAATTCTGCAGAGAATGCTTGGTTTACGCAAGTAAGCATAACAAAAGCTGTAGATGAAGAATTGATGCAGGGTACTTATATTGTACTTGAACCTGATGTAATAGATTTACATGGTGATACATACTCTGAAGAAGAGGTTCGCAAAGCGTGTCACAACTTCAACAGTAATGCTGTTAAGTGTAATTTGTTTCACATGGTAGAGACAAATGGATTTAGTATTGCTGAATCTTATGTCACCCCTGTAGATATGATCTTAGGTGATCAGTTTGTAAAGAAAGGTACATGGTTGGCTGTATTGCAATATAACGACACTGAACTGTGGGATCTTGCTAAATCTGGTGAGATTTGCGGAGTTTCAATCGGTGCATTGGCTACTGTAGAAAATTTAGAATAAGGGGAGAGTTTTGAAAACTACCAAAGCTAAGAGACGTTTGACGAATATCTCTTTTGAACATGAAGGTGCTCACCTTGCATTGACCAGTAAAACTATCAATCAAGGAAGTGCTAATGGTCACAACAAAGGATTGATTATGAAAGGTACAGCACAATTCTCAGACGAGTTTATCGAGAAGATGCAAGCTGTACGGGTGACAATGGAGTTGCCTGATTTCCTTGAGAAGTTCTTTCATTTGTACGAAGAAGATGCAGAAGTTCTTGCTGCGATGATGGGTTATACGCCAGATGCAGAAACCCCTGAAGGTGAAAATGCAGAGGATACCTCTGGTATGTACGAAGATGATTGCTTCTACGATTGGTGGAAAGAGCGTCTCCCTGAAGGTACAGATCCTTACATGGTTGAACCCACTGAGCAAGATTACAAAGATTATATTGCTGCTCGTCTTCAAGGTATTGAAGTTTTGATGTCTCTACGAGACGCTGAGACTCTTCCTGAAGGATTGAGTGCTCTAGATGAATCTGCTTATCTTGGAATGCTGAAAGATCAAGAACGTCTTGAGAAAGCATTTCAGAATGAAGAATTTGTGCAGAAAGGAATGATGAAATCTGCCAAAGCTAAAGGGAAGAAGAAAGCTGCTGGTAAAACAGTGCGTTCTTATTCTTCTGGAAGTTCAGAAAGTACTGCAGCTTCAGCGGGTACTATGACTGTAACAATGAGTAAATCTGAGGAAATTATTAAAATGCCAAAAGCACAAGAAACTCAGGCTCCAGTACAAAGTGAAGTTGTAGAGAAATCTCAATTTGAAGCTGTACAGAAAGCCTTTGAAGAACAAAAAGAATTGCTTCAAAAAGCTCTCGAACAAGTTGAATTGTTCAAAGCTAAAGAAAAGGAAGCCTTGCAGAAGGCTCGTTTTGCACAATTGAAAGACGCTGTAAAAGACGAAGCGAAAGCTGTAGTGTTGTTCAAGGCAGCTAGTCTCTTGGAATCTGACGAAGACTTCACCGAAGTAGTTAAAGCTCTTGGTGATATGACTAAGTTGGTAGAAAAGAGCGAATTGTTTACTGAAGTTGGTAATTCAACGGATGAAGCTGGAAAAGCTGAAGAATCTGCTATCCAGAAAGCTGTAATGGCTCAAATTAAGAAACTCAATAAATAATAAAGGAATTGAAAAATGGCAATTATTGCTTCTGAAAATTTCCGATTCAGTAACCTCGTCAAGCACGAATATGAGCCTTCAATTGGTTTCTGCCGTGAAGCTGTAGTGGTTAATGAAGCGGCTGCAAAGACATACGTAATCGGTACAGTACTCGGTAAGGTTACAGCTTCTGGTAAGTTCAAAGCTGCTGTTGAGACAGCGGTGGATGGCTCTAAAGTTGCTGCTGCTGTTGTTATCGAAGACAAAGCTATTCCCGCTACTACAGACACTAAAGTGTTGAGTATCGTTCGTGGCCCTGCGATTCTGTCTAAGTCACAACTGGTTTTGGATGCTACATACGACACACAAGCTAAGATTGATGCAGTATATGCGTCTCTAGCAGACTTGGGTGCTGGTGTGTTGGTTAACACTACTGTATAATTATAAAGGATTACTAAAATGCCTATTACCCGCAGTTTTGATCGTCCCTTCGAAATGACGGATTTAACCACCGATCTTTTGTTGATTCCTAATCAATGGGGTTTGATTAACGATCTCGGTATTTTTACAGATTCTTCTGTAACTCAACACAACATTACCTTTGAACAAGTTAATGGTACACTCGCACTGATCACTGATAAGATTCGTGGTGAACGTAACAACGTAAACAAAGACGACACTCGTCTGTTGCGCTCTTACGCTATTCCTCACTTCCCATTGGATGATCACCTCGGCCCTGAAGATGTTCAAGGTAAACGTGCTTACGGTTCTGACGCTGCTGAAACAGAAGCAGAAGTACTGGCTCGTAAGATGGTTCGTATTCGCCGCAACCACGCTGCTACTCTTGAATTCGCTCGTGCATTCGCTATCACCACTGGTGGTATCTACGCTCCTAACGGTACTGTTGTAGGTAACTACTACACAGACTTCGGTATTACTCGTAAAGAAGTTGACTTCGACTTGGGTACAAGTACTACTCGTGTGATCGAAAAAGGCGAAGAAATGATCGCTTACATTCAGGACAATATCCAGAATGGTGAAGTGGTTAGCGAAGTTGTAGCATTGTGCTCACCAGAGTTCTTTGGTAAGTTGATTAAACAAGCTGGTGTTGTTGACGCATATCGTTACTACACTTCTACTCAAGAACCTAACCGTGACCGTGTAGGTACAGGCTTGTATCGTACGTTCTACCACGGTGGTGTTAAGTACATTGAGTATCGCGGTGTGTACAATGGTTCACGTTTGATCCCTGCTGGTGATGCGTACTTCTTGCCAATGGGTACTGCTGATGTGTTCTTCACACACTACTCTCCAGCTAACAAGTTCTCCCATGTTAACACATTGGGTGAACAGGCTTACATGTTCACATATCGTGATCCAAAGGATAGCAAGATTGACATCGAAACTGAGTCAAACTTCATTAACCTGATTCGCAGGCCATCTGTGATTACACGGGCCTTCTCTTCGACCTAATAAGTCTAAGAAGTACTCGGTAGTACA